TATCTTTTATACGTCTTAGAATCTTCTTTTCAGGAACCAATGCAAGACCAATTACCTCACGTTTATTTTCGTTAATTACTTTCATTTGCACTTCCATTTCAGAAAGCAAAATAAACGGCTCCTCAATGGCAGGACGATCTACAAAACTAATTGCGAAGACACCTTGCTCTTTCTCATCCTTAATTGTAAGTTCTATATTCTGTAACTTTTCCATATTATTATAACTTATAAAGTAGCATTTTGTATTTTTTTCTTATCTAACATTTGCTGTGTCGTAACATCTGAACCTACAACATACGCTTTAATAGGTGCTTGGTTTAATTGTGCTAATTGCGTTTGGTTTTGTGCGCCAATAATGTTAAAGTTTGGTGTTACAACTTGGTTAGCTTGACCGCCACCACTATCTCCAGATGAAACGGATGGCATACTACCTGTGCTTCCACCTCTGAACTCTTGCTTACGAATATTATTAACCATAGCTAAACCAGCTGTTGCAGTTAAACCAGCAGCAATTCCTCTTAATATTGGTCCTCCAGGTGTATCTTTGAATGCACCTAACGACGCTTTGAAAGTGTCCATTAAACCACCTGCGATATTTGCAGCTTTCTGAATATCAAATGCTCTCTTTTGTTGTTTCTCCGACTTGCCAGCAAACGATGTAGCTAAGTCACCGATAATGTTTAGTGACTCGCGTACTAACTTCCATTTTGTATCTGCTGTTAATTTATCATCTTCTCTAACTTTTTTATTAGTATTTATTACTCCCTGATAATAATTATATAAGTCTTGTCCCTCTTTATCTTGTGCTTCTTTTTTATATTTATCTTTTATTTCTTGTTCTTCTTTTAATTGAGCTTCTAATAAAATCTTTGTATCTACATTATTTTGTTTAGCCGTTTCAATTAATTGAAAGAATTTATTATTTACATCGTCTAAATCTTGTTGTCTTTGTGTTTTTTTATTCTTGTAATATTCATTTTCAGCATTTTCAATCGCTTGTAGTTGTTCTATAGTTTCTAATTTACCAGCTTCAAGATTTGCTTTTGCCTCTTGTCTTTGTCTTTCAAGTTCTGCTTTTTGCTTTTCTATTCTTATTTTTTCATCAGCATCTTTTTTATCATCAATTGTTTTCTTTTTAGCTTCAGCCTCTTCTCGTATCTTAGTCCTTGCCTCTTCAATCTCTATCAACTTCGCATTATACTCTTCACTGCCTTTCTCTAGCATCTTAAGTTCTGCACCCATCAATCGTAGCTTTCTATCTGCTACATCTTTTCCTTTTGCCTCTAATAAATCTAGCTCAAACTTCCTACTCTTTAAGAACGCATTTTGTTTAATCTCTTTATCCTTTTCTTCAAATCCTTTATTGTAAGCATTAGCAATATTCGAACCTACTTTTTTAGCATCTTCATAAGCACCTGAAAAGTCACCTCTGAACACATCACCAATAACTTTTGCTACAGATTTAAAACCTGCAATAATAGCGTCTAATGTTCCACTTGCAACTTGACTGAAATTTCTAAAAAAGTCACCAATCTTTTTAAAAGCTGGAAATGATTTTTCAACCCATCCTGTTAACTCTTTCCAATTGCTTACAATCAATCCGATTGCCAAAACTATTAATCCTATTCCTGTAGATCCAATTGCCGTCTTTATAGTTGCAAATGCATTTTTTGCTATTGCACCTAAATTTTTAAATGATTGAATACTTGCCGTAACCCCATCAATACCTTGCGCTAATGCCATGGCAGATTGTACTTTCAGAAGTTGTTCCTGTAGTTGTTTACTCTCAACACCAACTAATCCTAACGCACCTTCGTATGCTTGAAACCCATTTACAACACCGCTTAAAGCACCACTTAAAGCAGTAAATTTAGCGTCAGGATTAAATGCGTCTGTAAGTTCTTTTGCATCTCCAATAGCGTCCTTAAGTTCAGCGGCACGTTTAGCAGCATTGATTGCCTGTGCAGAAGCAGCACCAAACTTTTCAGAAAGTGTTTGTACTTCTTGTTGCGCTTCCTTTAATTGTGCTTTAAGGGATTGCGCGTTTGTTTTTACTTCTAGTTCAATTACTTTCTTTTCTGCCATTGTACTTTGCTTTCAATAATAACTCTCGTTTGCCTTGTTTGTAGTTTACGCGAAAGGAATCTGACAATAGATATTTACCCTTTGCAATGTCTATGTTTTCACTTATTCCGTAGAAATTATCTACTTTTAGTAATGCTATAATTTGTTCTATCATTCTTGTGTTATATAAAAATCGTAAATACTTGTTGTCCCATCGAAATTTGTATTTGTTGCGTAAATTGGAATTGTAGCAACTTGACCCTCTTCATTTACTATTCCCCATCCATCTTCTGTAATTAATATATCTGTTCCTGACTCTAAAACTATTGGTGTAGGTGTATTCGTATTCGCAGGTATAGTTACATCTATAGGCCCACTTACAGTTATTGTAGATGGAGAAAAAGACACTCCCACAATAGGACTTGAAAAAGAAGCAGAACTACTACCATTTGGCAATCCCCAATCAATGGGAATAGTACCTCCTCCATCTGGCACAATAGGAGTCACAACATTATTAACCATCGATCTAAAATCATTCAATAACGATAAGCTTACTTCACCGCTAGTAATGTCAGATTTAATCTCATTAATTATGTATCTTTTATCTCTGATTACTAACCTATCATTTAGCTTTAACTTAGTAATTAATGATAAAGGAAAGTAAGACTTAACTCTTACTAGTCTACATTTAGGATTAAATATGTTTTGTAAATAGTTTTGGTAATATAAAGAATACAAGTTATTTGTTAATGGAAGATTAGGTGCTTTAACATCTTTATCGGGGTGCCATGTTAACGAATATTTAACACCAGAGATGTCTAAAGCATTACTAAATATATTGAAGTCGTTATATAAAGTCGATGTTACCCCATTATTTAAATATAAAGTATCATTTATTCTACCATTATAATAAAACAAAACTGGTTTAGGAATATATGGTTTATAATCTGGCGCTTTTGTCAAACAATAACCAACTTGGAAATCATCTTCGTTAAAGTTATTCATTAATAAACTTTCAAACGGAGCACTTATAGTAAGCTCTGAACCTTCATTTTGTAGTTCAATATTCGTGTTTGAGTAATCTCTATCCACAATATTATTTTCATAGAAATTACGATTCATAAACGACTCTGACTTTTCGTATTTAAAAGATATTTTTTTATAAACATTAGGCTTCTCAATAGTTATTGAGTCAGTGTCTGTATATTCAGTAATATCATAAATCTCTCCTTTATTATACCATAAATCTAAAGGTTCAATAGTAAATACATTTGTATCTGTAGCGTAACAGGTTGCGTTAAACATCTTAAGAATACCGCTAAAGAAATCTGCTATCTTAATGTCAGGTATTTTAGATGAAACATCTAGTGTTGCCGTTGTTTCAATAGGGCTAAATACTATACCTTGAAAAAAATTATTGTAGGTTGGGTAATTTATCGCAGCTTGTAAATTCATTGTTAATGGGGTGTCAGACCTTACAATAACATTAAAAACTATTCCATTGTCAAGTGCCGTAAACGTGTACATTATAGCCCCAGTTATCGCTCCTTTATATGTAAATGTTTCTACTACTTTACCATTCCGATATAAGTCTATATAATATATAGTTGTAGCACTAGATAAGTTACTTACTGTTATAACAAATCTAGCAGTTTTTACAGCGAATATACTAGTCGCGCTAGAGTCATCTATGTTTTGACATTTAATAGCACTATATCCTCCCGTAAATCCAAATCCTTTTCTTGCTGGGTATAGAATACCACCCCAACCATAAAATGAAGGTATGTTTGTTGTGCCAGTACTTGGATATGTTACATCCGCAAATTGCGCACTAGTTTTTAATGTATAAGATTCTTCATTTTTTAACCAAAGATATATCTTATCCCATTTCTCATTTGTTGACTTAAAAAAATCTGAATTAAATGTTATCCCAAATTTACTTTGAATTAAATCAAACAATATAGATACTTTTATTGCAGGAAATAATTCATTGAAATTTACAGCTCCAGCACTTGTTTTAATATCTGTACTCACACCATCGCCATAAGTCCAAACACGCTTTGAAGAAATTAACGGATACATTATATCTTGCTGTGTACTACTCGTAACTTTATTAATTACTTCAGTTGCTGTATAACTTACATTGTAAGGAAGTAAATCTAAATCACTTAATTTAAATTCCTCAAACTTATCTTTAAGTGTAAGTAAATCCCCATAGAAAGTGATAGTATAATTGTCAGGTCTTCCATTCTTTATCTCAGACTTTTCAACCATGATTGTACCCGTTCTAAAAGATGTCAACCCAACTTCTATTCTAGCTCTAAGTCTAAAGTTAAAATTCCATCCATTATCTATTACATCTACATCTGATTGGTAAAAATGGTGTAGTATTGCATTATTAATAGGACTTGCTGGTATAGTGAATGACTGTGTGAAATCAGTATACACTTTAGAAATGTCTTGTATGTTCTGAATACTACTTGTAAGCTCAATTTTCTCATCATTAAACAACTCTAATTTAGAATAGTTACCACTTCCGCTGATACTTTCTACATATACATCTACTATCCTCTTCATTATATCACATTATTTATAGAATTATACGCAAACTCGAACTCTAAGCTATAGTTAATCATGTGATTGTTTATGTTTTTCATCAACTCTAAGGACTTTGTTTTACATGTCGCAGGCTTATTATCAACTAGTATACGTTCACTCATTAGAAGCTGTTTAATGTTGTCGCTAAAATCTTCTGTAACATAGCCACTATTTACGCTTATTGTTTCTTTACCATTGGTATTGAATGATCTTTTTTGTCCTTGTAATATATCAAAGTTACTTGAACTTTGCATTACATTGTAATCGTTCGATTCGATAGATATATTAGTCTTAGATGCTTTAAAAAAGAATTCTCTTTGCCATGCTCCATACTTATTTATAAAGTCAATTACTACTGGTGTATATTTAGGCTCACAAATAGGAGTGAAATCCCATGTAGCCAAGACTACATTTGATGAAGATAATATAGATAATTTATTTAAACTTCCAGACAATCTAGGAATACTATACCATTTACTTGTAGCAATAGTATATAGCTCAGTTGTCCCTGCTGTTATAGTTCTTCCTGTATTGCTAGGACTTCCGAATATCGTAGGTACTGAAACTCCAAAATCTGGCGTAATTATCATTGTATTTGTAGAAGCATTATAAGAATAAGAAGATAGTGTACCTGTCCAAGATGTTAATCCAAAACCATCATCATAGGTAAAATATAAGTAACTTCCGATAGTAATATATGAGCTGAAATCCCCCGTTAAACTTATTGTTGTAATATCTCTTGTACCACCAAAAATAGCCGTTGTGTTTATTGTTGCTGTACTAGAAGTAAATGATTCTCCATATTTTACCTTCTCACCTGAATTCAAATAACAAGCTACCTCCCCAGCATATGTAGCATCTTCATTATAAAAATATTCTTTCTGATCTAGTAAGAATCTGCCATTATCGAAGTTGTATCCTGACTCGTAAAACGAATATCCATCATGTGCATAATGACTAGCAGAATCTAATAAGGTGTATGTAGTTCCTGTTAGTTTATATCTCTTAATAGTTACGTTACACCATTGTGTGGTTGCTAAATCAGTAAATGAAGTAGATAATGCTACAGGCGATTGTGTAGCGACATGAGATAAATACTTCCTAACGTATGGAGAGATGTCGTACTCGGTGTTAATATTAGCAGAACTTGGAATAAGTTTAGATAGTGTATATTGTGGTAAAGCAGGAATAGATCCTGTTCCGTTCCAAATAAATACCTCTATCTTACTTCCTATTTGCCCTGACGCATTTACAGATATGATATAAGGACTTCTTACAAAAATGTTTGCCATTTATTTAGGTTGTTTAATTGTATACTTAAATAACTCTTCAGCATCCAATCCGTATTTAACGATTAATTCTTCAGGCAATTTCTCAAAGTATTTATTGAATGGTTTCGTGAAGAATAACGAAGGCTTTGTACCTTTAGAATATATCGACCTGGTGATTAGGAATGCAGTAGAATCGTAAGACATAAACTTACCACTCTTCTTATCTCTAAATTGAAATCTCCTAGCTTTAACCCATCGTTGTATTCCTAATGTCAAACCTCCTTTCTTACCTTTACCACTCCCAAACTTAAATGGTGAGTTAGGAGCTTTTGCAGATGAGTTTTTACCTTTAACCCCTTGATCTAAATACTGACCGTGTTCATCCATCTCAAAGTTAAGATAGAACGAATTAGGCATTGCTTTTGCTTCCCCTTTTATAGAGTTGTATAGCTTACTAGTTACATTTCTATCCTGTTCTTTTAGATTAAGTTTAGACTTAGCTATTACATACCTTTTAAACTTATCTAACTCTTCTTGTACGTTTAACATATAGTCATTTCATTACTCATTACTATATCAAATGTCATAGTACAACCAGCAACATCATCCGTAAATCTATCAACAAAGAATTCAAAAGATGCCGTGTCAGACTCTATAGAATAATCCTCACTCATTTGCCCTCTTCGCATACTTTCAAATGCACGTTGGCAAATCATTAATGTTTGATTATGGATATCATCCTCGTTATTATTACCGTAATATAAGTGTGTTAAATCTTCCTTAGTATAGTCTACTATGTCCATTACAATTAATGTAATACTAAACCTAATAGTATTTGATTCAAACGCACCGTTATCAATCATTACGTGAGCTAACGGATACATATCTTTTTTAGCGTTTGTAATCTTATCTAAGCTGCCCTTTGTAACCTGATTTACTAACGGATCGGTTATTAAGAAATCGTGAAATGCCTTTGTAAAATCATAGTATCCTTTCATGTGCTCTTTTTATTTGTCTATTTTCTATTTCTGACTTCTGCTTCTCAAATGTCAACATCGTTAAGCACTCAAAAAGTCCTGTTTCTGTAACTCGTTCAAACTTTGTAATGTCTCCTTTAGCGAGTTGATATATTGACTGATACCATCCCCATCGTTGTCCAAATTGAGTTGTTTCGCTAAAATCGTTTTGCTCTTCGTCGTCATCTGTTTCTCCAAATAAGACAGGGTAGCTGTCAATAGTTCGTTTCCTAAATTCCAAAAAAAAACCGACGCAGGCAATACAACATCTAAAGGAGCGTACTTCATTAATTCAGCATAGTTAGCTGTACCACTATATTTCTCGATAGTATACTTATCCCCTTTCTGACTTGTAATAGGTCTGTACATTACAGCCATTGCTTTGTGGAACGATTGTACGTCGATTATGTTTGATTCTAAATCAACATACTCACCAAATGATATATCTTCTAGTTCATTAATGAATCCGAATTTAACACCTTGTATCTCGAATGTCTTTTTTAACTCTAGTTTCTTATCAAATATTTTCTTGAAATGTGTTACCAAGTCAATAACATCTGATAGCTTAATGTTAACTACGTTCTTTAACTCTATACCACAAAATATCTCAATCATTTTCTGTGATATAAAAAGCTCCGAGTTGTCCTTGTTAGATGCAACTACCATGTATTTTTGGTAGTGCATCAAGGGTATCTCGTTTAAAGATGTTGGTATTACTAATTCTAACTTCATTCGCCTATTAAAAAATTAACTAAATCTTTTATTGCTTCTTTGTCTAATTCTATTTGAGCCCCTTGTGGCCCACTATCATCTATATTTATAATAAACATATTGTTATGGTCGATATAAGCACTAATACCTCTATGTATATCTATTTGGTCTAAATATTCTACACAGTTTCTATCTTTAAAATCTTTAATTTCCATCATTTAATATTCTTTCTAATAGCTTTCCAATACTCTAAGCTCCCTTGGAACTTCATTATCTCATTATCTATAGCTTCGTACATTGCCAACTTCCAATTGAACCCATGTTCAGCTTTAAATTTTTCCACTAGTTCTAATGTTACATCTCTAATGATGTTTTTCTTGTTCGGTACTTGGAACGATACTTCTTTAACTTCACTCATCTTATTTTGTATTTAGTAAATTGAATACTTTCCTTTGTTTGGATTAGCTAACTGGTAACTAATCGCATATCTCATTGCATCTAAGCAGTGATTGTATTTGTCTATTGGTGTCTCACTCTTCTTTTCTAACCAACAATAGTTATTTAATTCCTTTATCAAATTTACGGAATTTTCTTCAATAATCAAGTCATAATCTTGGATTAAACTTATACCATATTTAACTGAATCTGCTCCCTTAATTGTTGCTACAATATTTAAACCTCTTGCTTTTAGTTCTGCTATTAATCTAGGTTCTGAATTATCCCCTACTATTAAATCTCTACCTGCAAATTGTTGGTTTAGTTGTGCTAGTTCACTTGTTGTTAAACCTTGCTTATGTATGTGCTCTTTAATGTATATCTTTTTGTTTGTCCTATCAATTGATGTTTCAATTAATGTCGATGGATCGTTTGAGAATCCATAATCCTGACCGAACACCGAACCATTATCTTTGTTGAATTGTCCTATCTTCCAATTCGTAAATATAACTCCTTCTGCTTTTTCCAACCATCCTCCAAGTATAGTGTGTTTATACTTGTCTGGTCTTCTCTCTTTTATCGTTTGTATTTGATTTAAAAAAGATTCAGATAAGTTGTTATAATTATCTAGGTATGTCGTATGTATATATGTAGTATCTCCTTTGATTACATTACTCCCAGCTTCAACTCCTTTTGACTCAAAGAACTTTTGATAAATAAAATGCTCTTTCGTAGCTGGATTAAGTATTAATATTACTCTATTTTGTTTGTCTTTAGATCTTATCGAATAGTCTATCTTATCAAATGTATCTTCATCTGTCAATTCCTCTGCTTCATCTAATATCCAAGTTGTAACTCCAGCCAATGATTTAAGATTTGCGGTTTGAGTTCCTGAACTTGTTTTGATACCCTTAAATAATATCTTACTTCCTGTTCTTAGGTTTATGATCTCATCCTTTGTTATATGAAAATCTGAATGCTTATCTAGTACATCAATCTTATCAATAAATTCAGGAATAATAGAAACGTGAGCAGAAGTAAGTGTATATCTCGTAAATAGAATGGTATGCCCACTTTCATATGTAAGTAGTAGAAGTAGCAAATTAATGCTGTAAGACTTCCCACTACCACGACCACCAGTAACAATAAAATATCTGCTATCACTTCCAAATGGTTTGTATTTAGGATTCAGTGTTACCAAAGTTAATCAAATCTTTTAGTGTTGTTGTATTAATTGTAACATCTGACTCAACTCTTTCTTTAGGTTTACCACAACCATACTCGATTATAATCTTGGCAGCTGCAATTCTATCTGAAGGTCTTTTTGTTTCGTCGATTGTTATTTCAGCTATTACTCTGAATGCATCTTCTACATGTGGTGCAGCTAAATTGAATCCTTTTATTTCATCGGATAGACTTTTACGACCAGCTTTACCAGCAGTAGAATGTCCTCCATTATTTTTTCTCTTATCCATAATTAATACAATTTAATTAATTAATTCAAGCAAACTACAAAAAAGAAACTGCCTGTATTTATTACTTGTATTATATCTTGTTGATTAGTCATTACGATGTGCTTTTACTGCTACTTTATTATTATCGTATATATTATCATATTCTAGTTTATATCCTTTATATTTAAAGTCCATTTCCTTTGCTTCTTTTTCAAACTCAACACCATATTTTATCCACTCTACACTATCTTTTTCACTTATATCTTCAAATATAGAATCTAAGCAATCAATTATTGTACGTTTCATATACTTTCTTTAAATCATTGTATTGATCTCTCAAACAAGAAGCACAAGAAGTATATTGCAAGTTCCCTGTTTGGAATACTCTATTATGTGTTCTTTGCATTAGCATAGAATCTACTAGGGATGTTTCTGCTTTTTTTAATCCACCTTCACTAAGCCAAAGATATTCATCTTCATTAAGGCATAGTGGCTTCTTTCTATAGGACCAAAGCTCGTTATATCTTGCTTTACGTTCATCACATCCACAATCTTCACCTAATATAAACTTTGCTACCTTATCTATTCCTGTTGCCTGGAGTACATCCTCTATTGTATCTCCTAGTCCTGTTGCTTTTCTTTTAGCCATTCGTAATCTTCGTTTAAGTAATCTTCATAGTCCTCATTAAGTAAACTAATTAAGTGCTTTTTTGTTCTATTGGTGGTGTAATGAATGCATGATAAACTGATTCCTGTTTCTTTTTCTAGTCTTCGCATTGACTTGCCACTTGTCACGTATAGTTCGAATAGCATTTTATCAAACCAATCTACATTATTAAGTTCATCTCTAACGCGTTTATTTAGTTCTCCGTATGCAATTATACTTTCAGTCTGTGAAATAGCGTCAGAAACTGTCTTATCTAGTTCAAATGTGACTGGCTCTTTCTTTAGGAAGTCAAAGTAAATGTTACGCAAAGTAATCCATACGAATGAAGTAGAAATCTTTTGATCTGGTTTGATATACTTATCTAGTCGAAGATACATGTCCTGAACGACATCCTCTGCTTCTGTTTTACAGCCAAAAGACTGAACAATACGTGTCCAGTCCTTATGTTTTTTAGCTATCTCTGCTATTTGAGGATTCATTTTGTTATTTTCCAAGATGATAGATTATTAAACTTCCTTCCATCTGCAGTGGTGAATACTCTAGAGTTATACTCTACACTTACCTCGTCCTCGATCATATTGAATTTAAAAAAGTTCTCTACCTTTTCATTTCCGTATATGTCTAATACTAATGAGTTAGGATATTGTCCTTCTAATTCTGTAATTTCAAAAGATACTCTGTTTTCTTTTCCTGTGTTTTGAATCTCACCGATCCAACTAATTTTTCCTTTGATTTCCATATTTAATTTTTTACTAATATAAGTATATTTTTTTTAACTGAGACTCAACTCCCTTTAATTTTTCAATATATAACGTCGCATCCATTAACTCCTCCTGTAGATGCTGTAAGAAGTCATCGGTGTTATTGTCTTCAAGTGTCGTTCCGTACTTCGCTATCCCTACTTCTGACCTTGTTTTGTATGCTTCGATAACCTTTGCTACAATTGCATCTTTCGGTGTGAAGTAGTCTTTGCTAAGTTGAAATAAATCGTCTCGCATTACTGCATTCTCATACTTTAATTCTCGTATTTGCTCAAACAATTGACTTACTAATAGTTGTTCCATTTTCAAATTGTACTTAAGTTCTTCTTTCTTTGTCATGTTATTCC